TTCCTGCGTAATCAAGAAACTCTATAGTATCACCCACTGAAGGGGATGTAGGTAAAGTTCCTGTTATTCTTCCAGCAGTGGTATTACATGGATATCCCTCACCAGCTACGGCGGTAAAGTCACCAGTTTTTACAGATTGCCACGATGTTCCACCACCGCCAGCCTCAGCCCAAGTTCCATCCTTCTTCAAGAATGTATCAGCAGCAGCTGTAGCAGAACCTGCTATTTTAGCTATAGTTACATTATTGTCTAATATCTTAGCGGTAGTTATAGCATCAGCAGCAATCTGACCACCAGTCACAGCTATAGCGGCAGACAGGTCAGCGTTTGATACTTGTCCGTCTGTTATAGACGATGATCTGATTTTAGTCGTAGCCATTATTTATGCTGCAACTGGATAGGCTTTTGAGCGATCAGCAACGTGCGCTTGGTAGTCCTCATCCGCTTCAATTTCTGCCCACGCAGAGTCGAGTTCTGCTTGAGTTGGTTGCGTAGCAGGACCATCCCACCTAACGATTTCATGCGGAGTATTGCTTTGGCTTAGGCTATAAGAGTTACCATTTAACCCTAAGTGATTAACTACAAGATGAATATCCATTCTTTTCTCCTACGCGATCTGCATAATTTTAACGGTGGTGTAAGTTTCTACTTCAAAACCTGAGTCGCTTCCCATGCCGTTAGTCGCTGCTGTTAAAGAGCATCGATGCTCGATCTTCAATGTCGCAGTAGCTACGAGAGTTACTAAAGCAGAACCATTGGAAAGAGTTTGGTTCTGAGCGTCACCATAAGCGGAATTAATCCTAGACAGAGAAGATGTACCATACTTAACCACGGCAGCGGATGTTATGTTGTAAAGTCTGGATTTATGGTAATAACAACCAATGCCGGGGCAACTCCAATCTATGTAAAATGTTCCAACAGGCATAACAAAAGTATTTGTTCCGAACGTAATGCCTATCGTGTCGTAGTGTTCAGTTTGTAAATCACGATGCTGCCAAGCGCCAGAAGTAAAAGTTCCACCATCCGTTCCTTGCGTTTTCTGATCAACAAGATAAGCAACCTTTATCGTGCTTCCTGACGCAGGAAATGCTGCCCAACTCAAGGCGCCAGCCCCATCGTTCTGCAATACCTCACTAGCTGATGCATTAGCTACTGGAAGCGTTAACGCATTTAATGCTAAACTTGTTGTTTGCAATTGGTCTACTATGATTTTTGATGCCATGTTTTACTCCTAAAGGATGTTCAATATACCGCTAATGGTCCATTCATAAGAACCTGTAACAGTAATCGGTCCAATGATTGCGGCGTTAATAGATGTAGCAAACGTGCTAGTCGTGTTCACGTCGATAGTGTTCCAGTTCTGGAAGAAGTTATTCGCTGTGGTAATATCGCCAGCGGTTGTACTAGCTACCGTACTCCAAGAAAGTGTACCAACACCATCCGTCTTAAGATACTGCCCAACCGTCCCTGTTCCAGCAGAGATCTTAGGAAGTGTTACCGAGCCATCAGCTGGCGCGATAAGCGTACCAACATCGTTAATGCCTATAGCTTCCCATGTATCTGCAGCTGTAAACGTCCCTGCTGCCAGCGTGATAACCGTAGGTGATCCGCCGATGGTATACAGAGATGTACTCTGCTTAACACCATTCAAGTAGAATAGTAGTGAGTTAGAGTTAGCAGCTGTGAAGTCTAGCGTCACGAAAGTCGGTGTGCCGACTATTGTACCACTATCTCGCTTAACATCACTAGCTTTTAGTTCTACATTACCAATATATGACATTACGCTATAATCTCAAGAACGGACGCGAAAACAGTTAATTTACCAGCAAGATCCGAAGATGTCGCATGCAACCTGTCGTCTTCCAAAAGATTTAATTTCACGCCATCTAGAACCAAGGTCGACCCTGCAGGTACTGAAACATTTTTAGTTATATCAAAGTAAACCGCCGCGGTATTATCATAAACTTCTAATGTTATATTTGCGGCATCTGATGCGTGGGTGTTCGCCACGGTACAGGAGTGAATAACCGCTGTATCTCCAGTAGCATTAGGGCAGGTATATACCAACTGTCTAACATTGTTAGTTAGCGCTTTCGCACCAAATGTAAATTTATTTGTTGCCATATTACCCTCCTAGAGCTATGGCCATGGCTACGGCCGTTCCAGCTGGATCACCAGTAGCGGCTGCTGCTATAGTTATAGTACCAGTGCCTTCTGTAATGGTGATGTTTGTGCCTTCTGTCAACGTAGCTTTGGTTAACGTATTGCTTGTGGTGTTGCCGATCAACAACTGACCGTTAGTGTAACTGGTTTGCCCCGTGCCACCTTTATTCACGGCAAGAGTAGTTATAGTGTCTTGCTTTGCGTTTATCTGCGTCTGTGCATTAGATGTCAACGAATTTATATATTGAAACTCTGCATCTGTTACAGAGCCATCGGCTATCTTTGTCGCGCCTATGCCCGTGCCAATGTATGCATTAGCTATAGCGGTGCCATTCCAAGAACCAGCCGTTACAGCGCCGGCATCGCTTATAAGGAAATTAGAGGTATCCTGCAATAGAGTCCCTGTTGTACTGTCATACCTAGCAACTGCGTTATCTGTAGCAACAACTGGTCCAGTAACATTACCACCACCAGCGGGTGATGCCCAAACGCCATCCCCCCTCCAAAACGTCCCAATCGCTGCAGAAGCCCCACCGTTTAGATGAGCAACTGGTAAACTACCCTGGATGTTAGTTGTTAAGTCAACCTTTCCCCAGACCGGATCTACACCATTAATAGTACGCAATACTTCGCCAGACGAGCCTATCGTTAATACATTCCAATCAGGAGTAGCATCACCAATAAGTATAGCACCTGTAGTGCATGTCAACCCTGCGATCTGGTCTAATTCCGGATCCCACGCTTGCACATCTGTGCCTATAGCTAAACCAAGATTTGTTCTCGCTCCGCTAGTTGTGGAAGCTCCAGTACCGCCATGTAAAACAGCAACATCTGTTGCGGCCCAAGTGCCAGCTGTAACATTGCCGGTATCATCTATCAATACAGTAGAGTTTTGTATCAACTCGCCGGTTGCTCCATCGTATCTTGTCACGGCATTGTCGGTAGCAAAAGCAGGACCTATAACGTCGCCTGGCGTAGAGTTCAAATCAGCAATAGATTGCGCTGTTACTTTCTTTGTAACGTTAGCAGAACCAACATCTTGAATAACAAGTAAATCTCCAGCGGCTGCTGTTACCGTAGCGGCTGTAACATCAGAAACAGCAAAATCTAATGTAGCAACTGGGTTAGCTGAGCCACCGCCAGAGTTAGCCGTTGTCTTAGATAAACCTTCACCAGCAGTAATACCACTAAGCATATAATCGCGTAATGTACTAGCTTGCGTTTTCTCATCGGTTGTAGACGTTGTCTTATAAAAGTAATCATCAAATGGTATACCAGAGGTTGGCGTTGTCGCCATATCTACTACTTTTGTTGTAGCCATATATTCCTCTTAAGAAGCAGTGATAATGTGTGTTGCGCCAGCTGTAGACGGCGTTATAAATGTATCAGAAGATATAATGTTATTAATCTTATGAGTAACATTCGACGCGTATTCCCAATCCGCAGTCGTGGGACTTAAAACAAAATTCTGTGTCCTCTTAAACCAACGCTTAGTCTGAACAGCGGCTGATCTTAGTCTCCCCAGTAAAGATTCTAGCTGACCGGCATATATTTCGTAATCTGGTTGACGATAATGCGCTTTCATAGTAGTCATACCATGTAGCAAAATCAATTGAGGATTGATCGATGAAAGGTCAGTGTCCTTATCGAACGCAGAATACCCAGAGTTATATTCTAACCTTATTGCTGACGTGGAGTCAGCTGGGGTAGGCCACAATTGTATCTTTGCAACACCACCGTCGTCCAGCACGTCCCACGTAGATGGTCGTTGGTCATTGACTGTTTCCCAGTTTCTTTGGCCTGGTGTGATACCCTGTCCTAGAGCTCTATAGTTGCCATTATTTGTATCCTTGATAGATACAACAACCGGCTTGTATAAGTTTAGATCTTCAGGGGCGGAGTAAAACTTCTCAGATGCAATTGTCTTACCAGGCACGGTGTCATTAACCTTGTGAGTTAATACATCACCGAACTCGTAAAATAACTGCTCCTGCGCGCTTCTTAACGCAGAGTTGAGTAAATCCTTCTGTAGTATCGCACCATTACCAGAAGAACTAAACCCTAGCCTCTGTGCTAGCTCCGTCCTTAGACTTAGAAGTGTTCTTGCTGCCATTTACTACCTCTTGTTTTTCAACAGCCTGTTCTACAGCTGCTTTAATAGTAAGTTCTGGATTATGACCAAACAACTCTAATATTGGTCCTTCTCCATACTGTTGCTTAAGTCTGATGGTCTCTTCACTAATAGACTCTATCTCAATTACCTCGTCTACAGGACCCTCTACATCAACCAGGTCCTGCCCGTGTCCCATATAAAACAATGGTAGTTCATATGGGCAAATATTCTGTCCTAAGCGCATCACACCGTTTTCGGAAGACACCATGATACGTATTTTTTTTACTTTGTAAATCATATTCCTCTCCCCTGAGAAAAATGAGTGGGGGAGCAGTAAGCTCCCCTCACCCAAGTTAAACTACTTATGCTGCACAGTAAAGCACTGCGTGGGCATTCAAGCGGTTAGCCGTAAGGCCTCCTCGCCAGGTCATACCCCAGTAGTAGTTATAACTACCATGATCGCGTGGCGGTTTCCGCGCAATCATATCGTTACCTTCAATAGGCCGAAGCGTAAGGTGCTTCGAGTTAATGAAGTAACAACGTCGATGCCACTTATATGTAGCTGCCGCATGCTGTGTATCGCATGTGTCAAACGTCGGATCCCAAAGAAGCGGAATACCCATGAAAGAGAGACCAGTATAAGTACCACCCTGTTTCATCTCTACCGAAGGATCCAGATTCCAAGGCATCGCAACCTGTTGACTAGGCTGCACTGCATAACGAGACATCCCACCAGCTGAAGCGATAGAAGCCGCTCGGAACTTTTCTACGAAAGTCGTACCGCAAACGATAAGGTCAGGTGACCCACCATTTAGCTGGCACTTCCGCCATAGTTTTTCCATTTGAGTGATTAGGTCAGCATCCACAACGCCGGTATCAATACCAGCCGCTACGTTTACGCCAGAACCAGAATCCCAATGGTTGTTCCAATAGTTGGTGCCACTATGTGCCGTCTTGACAATACCACCAACAGTATCAGCCGTGCCTTTGATACGAATAATCGCGTCAAGACCGTTGATACGACTGCCAGCCAAGTCAGTACCGCCACCAGGATCGATCGAGCCATCCAGATGCAGAGAAGTATCCAAAATCTCCTCAAAACCTAGACGCAGAACGTCCATAGACTCATTGAACACATTCGTCAGCTGAACTAGACTAGCCGCTGAAGAATTACGTGGTGCACTATCAGTTACGATAATGCCGTTACCTAATAGGAAGTCCTCTGAAAACTTGAAGCCATCATGTGCCGAAGCCCACGAGTATCTCGCCTGTCGAACCGTGTCACGCGTGGTGTATGTTACCGCCGAAGAGGTGTTTAGCGATGAATCACCAAACCACTCCATGTTGGAACCATAACCAGTACGAATCTGCTCGGTGATAAATTCTTTACCACCGCCCCATGGCTTTTTCTTAGCCATTAGGGTTTTCAGAAATGGTCGCTCTGCAGCAACCTGGTCAATAGGCTTGTTCTTCAGGAAGTTTTCAAGAGCAACATACCCTAATTGCGCAATATCAGCCGTAGCTAGCGCGGTATTGTTAAAATTCGTTGCCATTATTGATTGCCTCTAAGAAAAAGTTTATACTCGACAGGTTTGGCCACACGAAAGCCAAATACGTGCTACTGGTGATGAATCCAGCTTACATCTTCCCGTCACCCTCCGTGAAACTTATCTAACTGTGCCGCCATCCACTCTGGAGTTACCTCCGCAGTGTTAAGCGCGTCAGATGTTCCACCCGTTGCGCCGGAGTTTCTACTGGGTGCTAGTGGCCCAGAACGTCTACTAGCTTTACCTTGCGTGTTACCGGCAACACCCATGCCACGCGAAAGTACTTGATATTGATTTTGCAAAACCGAAAGCCACTGATCTGGTGGTACATCCGACCTTGCTAATTCAACACCCATCTCTTTCATTATATCGCTCTTTAACGCATAGTCGGGATCTTTTGTAGTCAAGTTACTTTCCCAACTGTCTATTTCTTGGTATGCTTGTTCACTAGTCTGATGCAGATACTGCTGCTGCTGAACGTTTTGCTGTTGTGCTTGCTGGAAATGATTCTGTGCCTGGTGCATAGAATTCTGTGAAACTCTTTGACCGGCTAACTTTGTAGCCCATTCTTCACTCATTTCTAGATTCTCTACAGCGCCAGATAAGTCTTCGAAATCGCTATAAGATGACTTTTCATTCTTCTGCCCGTGAACGCCCAAGGTCTTAGCCACTTGATTAGAGAACCCATCCAGAGCTTTCAGCGAACTCATGGCTACTTCATAGTTGCCAGAATTCAAACCCTTGAACATCTCTAATGCCCAACCTAGTTGCTGAGGATTAGTAGTGCTATTTTGTATAATCCCAGCTAATTGATTATTACCGCCTAGCAAAGTCTCATACTGCTCTTCTGCTGCAGCAGCGCGATTAGCTAGCTCTTTAAATCTTTCTTGTGCTTTCGGCTTTAGTGTGCTTAGGAAATCTTGTTCTAGATTTGTTTCCTCTTGAACTCTCTCGCCTGTTTGAAGTTCTTCTGCTGACTCTTCTGTCTGATCATTTGAACCCCTAACGTCTTGCTGTGCTTCCTGGGCTTCTTTGAAGGTGGGAGTGTCAGAGTCGCTCTTTGTTGGTTCGCTGCTTGCATCAACCGTCTCCTCTCTTTCTACCGTTTCCTCTTCGGGTCGATCCTCGTTGATTCTATCTAGTTCGTTAGCCATTACCTCATAAGTGTCAGTAATTACTTCTGCCTCTGTCATCACCGGTTGCGCTTCGGCCATTAGTACTCTCCCTGTGGTTCCCTGTATTGGTTCCTAGTTCTCTGCTGCACTCTGTTATTAGGAGCGTTCATAACCTCATTGGCTCCCTGTGGTGGTGGGGGCGGTTGGACAGCATTGGGCATGCCCTGTTGCTGACCCATACCCATAGACTGCTGCATCTGCATATTCTGCATCATCATCTGCTGCATCTCTTCTGGTACAGGCGGTAAGAATTTAGAAATATCAATCCTCTCATCAAAACGCTTAAACGTTTCTTCTAGCAGTTGAACATAGGGATTGAATTGATCTGGCATACCTGCTTGACGCATCATCTGAACCATCTGGATGTTTTGCATTACTATCGGCATCAACTCTATCCATCTCATGCGCTCGTCATTCTCGTTTGGCATACCCATGCTACCAGCCGCGATATGTACATGGATATTATCAAACAACTGTTGCTTGTTCAGTATAGGCCAGAAAGCCTGTGGCCCAGCTATCTCCATAGCTTTTTGCGGTTGTACTTCTTGCAGGAGTATTTCAATAGAAAACTTAGCTATATCACGCAACCAATCTTCTGTTGCATCTAGTTTTTCCTGTACGCGAGTTGCTAGACCCTGCTGTTGTATATTAGCTTCCGTTGCAGTTTTAGCCCTCATGATCCCGCCGCGTTGCGCGTCACCCAATCCGCTAACCCATTCCATATCTGTTCGTATTGGCGTTGTATCATAAACGGCAGGGTTCATTGGTGGTGTAGTAGCCGGTTGAAAAACGCTGTTAACACCCATACCAGATGCATTAACAAGAGCAATGTCTCCAATAGCGGCAGAACTGAATATCTCAATATCTTCTTGATTAACCCTAGAAGCGTCAGCAACGTAGAACGGCGCTGATAACTCTCTGTGTTTAGACATCTGCGAACGCACAGTGTTGTATTCGTCCTGCAAGTTCATTAGTAGTTCTGTTTCAGAGACTGGCCACTCTTCGCTATCTACCCAGTTCAACCCTAACAAAAAGAACGGAAAGAATCGATCCCCCATTCTCTGAGGAACAAATGGTTCTTTGCACCATTTATCACTACCATCGCACCAAGTGTATACGGTCTGAGTCGTCTTATCCCAATACTCCCACACAGCTATAGCCATGTTCACATCTTCCATATCAGAAGAGGAGTATGGTTGATCTCTGTTTAGTCTGTTAGGTATCCCAGAAGCAGTTCGTCTATATAACGTATACTTCTCAACATCTTCTTTAGTCAACTGAAAGCGTTCCTGCACATCACCCGGTGTCATCCAAGTAACATTAGCTATCCAGCGAGCTTGTTCGTAGTCTTGCAAGGTATCTAATGCTGTATCCATACGGAAGTCTTCAGGCCTAACAAAGCCAAGATTCAAACCCTCTCTGTACATCACCTCAACCTGCTGAGATAGAGCATTCATCGTCATCTGAATCTCTTCTACCAACTCGTCCTTGTTACCTTCGTAAGTTCCCGCGTCTTGTAATTTTCTTATGTCTTCTTTTATTCTAGCCATACTGTCTTGCGCGTCATTAAACTCACGACTTACTAGCGGATCTTTGTAGTAGTCTCTTTGGTATGTTACCTTCAATACGCCTATTTTACTCGTCATGCAAGAGCGCAGCACCTGCTTAGCAACCTTCTTTAATCCTGCTTTTTTTAGAGATTCATTCAGAACTATCTCAACGGTTTCAGCGAACAAATCAGCAACTCTGTATTGTGGTCCTTGAGGATCCACATTCTTTCCAGGGCGAATTTTAATTTCTGGATTTTGTGAGTAAATATAAGGTAACAAACCTTGTAAGGTAGCATGAATCATATTACCTTTAACTGGCCGACCAGCCTGAGTGGATACCTGTTCGGCCGTCATGGCTTGCGTTGTGCTATTTAACTTACCCAAAGCATAACGACGAGCGTGCTCTATTTCTTTGTATCTATTCTTCCACTTGCGATACGAAAGCTCTATGTTCTGTTGATAGCGTCGAATTAAACCTTTCGAATCCGTTGCTACCGGCGTTGATAAACTTGGATCGGTTGCGATAACGTCTAAATTATCCATTCTTCGTTCCTATATATTTCGTCTAAGTTATCCATCCACTCAAGCGTAAACCTTTCTGCTGGTTTCTTCTTTACCTTTGGCTTTGTTGTTCTAGCTCTTCGCGTCATCAATGAATATCTCGTTGCGTCAAACAAGTGATCCTCAGCCGTCGTATCGATGTCTTCAATTTTCTTAGGGTCAGCAGGTAGTGATGGCACAGTTCTAAGCCAGTGCTTACATGAGTTAAACACTTTGAAAGTGCCGTTGTTAAGCCTGTCCACCATTTCTTGCAGACCTTGCACTCTAGACCCAGGACCTTTTGAGCTAGCTTCCCAGACAACACCATAATCAGCAAATACGTCTGCAACACTTTTATGGCGACCGTCACGCATGAAGATCGCAGAATCGGCCACATTGTTTCTAAAACGCACTCCTTGATTCTTCTCTTTAATTTCCGCATCTAAAATATCCCTTGCTATATCTTCTATTGGAGTTTCACTTCCTTTGTTCGGTTTCGAACACCAATACAACTCTTTATATATATAGATTATACCATCATAGTCTTGAGTAAACCATATGCATCCAGCTGGCGACTTGTAACCGTGGTCATATGCTTTCCATCTTCGCCACTCTAAAGGTATTTCAAATGGCTCCACAACATGCAGTGATGGATCCCAAATTTTTTCGAAATAAGCACCCGGTGCAATATTCCAATCCCCTTCCAACCAAGCCTTAACCAACCAAGGAGGTCCACTGCCTTTTATTCTGTCAATATAACCCGGATCGTTCTCCATTAGCGGAGTATTGTCTTGAATCTTAGATGGTATAAATATTCTTTTTTCATCGTCAGCATCGATGTAACGTTCCTTAACCCAACCATGACCTGGCCCGCCTGGGTTAGCAGAGGCTCTGAACAGAACGGGTACGCCGGCAGCCGAACGCATAGTGGCCCCAAGCATATCTATAGGCTCTGCAGACGGCCAGTTGCCAAGTTCGTCAAAGCCTAGGAAAGTTACAGAAAAACCCTGCAGCTTCATAGCATCAGCGTCTTCATCAAGATGTTTTAGTTGTAGCACAGCTCCGCTGGGCGAGACCCATTTTCGCTCCCCGACCTTCCATTCCCAGCCCTCTTGAACAAAGACGTACTGACCCAGCTTAACTAGCTCCCCAGTTTCTGGAAACGTCCTGCGAAACAGTAATCCTTGTGCCTCTTTACCGTATCGGTCAGCATGGCGTCTAAACGCTAGCAACATCCCAACGCTTTTAGAACCCCCGCGAGCGCCCCCAAATAATATATGTGGATGCTCGCTATCTACAAACTTCTTCTGCGGACCCTCAAGAGCAGTCCATCTACTCTCCCGATTTTGCATCCGACGGTGTAATTCTGTAGCCAATAATGAACGAATATCCTCCTTAGGAAGACTATTCGATAGCGCCATAGATAGACTCAACTTTCGTCACTCGCAATGGTGTACAAGGTAACGTTAGCTTCTGGTATTGGTATAAGGTGCTGGGTCACTCGTGTTTCGTAATACGGTGCCGTACAGTTTGCGGTAACTCCTGTAAAGGGATCTAAAGCTGGAACAGGTAGTTCATCTTCTGTTAAGTATCTCTGAGAGGTATTCGCATAGGTATTAAACGTACCCGCGCCTTTATCATAATTGATATTTGACACTGTGCCTAAAAGGATTTCATCGATGTCCGCATTAAGAAGATGTGATGCTGCGGTCGTGCTTTTCTGTGCTCTTGTACAGCCAGAGAATGTTACCGTAGTGTAGTCCGGTATCGGAGTATAGTCCGTTAATGGAGGAGGGAGTGGACCGTCCTGTCCACCTCCACCTATCTGCCAACCACAAGTTGATGTGCCAGCTGTATTGTCAGAGAACGCTACTGTCCCAACCTTTATAACTTCAGAACCAATTTGTATATAACCGCCGTCAGCAGGAATAGCAATCTTGAACCCTCCGGTGAAACGATATTGCCCAAAAGTCCCAGACGCTACTATAGTTGTAGCAGTAGTGTTAATAGCTGTCGACAATAACATCTTTATAGACGCACTGGTTTTAGAACCTCCCACAGTAGCATAGAACTCCGCCCCGGTTTTCACAACAGTTACCGAGGTAGACGTTGACCATGGGCCTGCGTTAATGTAACTTATAACAGAGTCAGCACCAGATCCTTGGTTCGCAATAACGAACTCTTGGATGTCAGTGATTATCGCCACTATCTATCGGATCCACCATAGTTTGGTGTTTTCGTTTTCCCGACATATGGTGGTGGTGTACGGGAAGTCTTTTTTGGTGGTCGAAAGCCTTTAGGTGGTGGATTAGGATGGGGACGGTAAGGAGCTCTACCAGGCACCGGCCGCAATCCTGGTTTTCTATCGTACCCGCCTCTGCGCATAGCGTCATTTGTTTGTAACCGCGATGATTCGTTTTGTGCCCTCTCCATAGCGTCAACAAGGCGTTCTTTTCTAGCGTCGGCTTTTCCTTTCGGGGTATACGGGAAGTGTTTTTTTCCTACTCTCGGCATAATTCTTCTCCTATGCTGATGCTAAGTAACAATCAAGATCGATTGAGCTTGCGCTGTATGCGCTGATCTTTACTAGGTCGGCAAGCACTGGAACTGCTACTGTACCACTTGCTACACCCTGTGAAGTGTCTGTTCCTGTGGATACTGTAAAACTATGCCCCGCTTCTACAGAAACCCAGCAGTTGCTTGTCGCGGTTGCTAGGTTGAGACTGACCTGATTAGTATCATCCTTGTTTGTAATACGAACATACTGCACATCGCCTTTAACAAATGTCCCAGAGCCTACCGTCGCCCCAAATTCAAAAAGAACTCGTATATTACCAGCGTCTATCATAATAATACGCTGACTGATCTCGTTTACGCCCGCTACCGTCTTTGTATTGGTTGCTCCCATACTAGAGCCATTTAGTGTGATACTCTCTGTGGTGGTAACCGTTAGAGTCGCTGCGCTAATTGTTGATGCCATCGTCTACCCTCTCTATCCCTGATTCGAAATCCTTCATTAAGTCAAATAATTCCTGGTCCGTTAATCCCTTCACAGAATCGTTGACATTGATATTCTGGTCCAAAGCCCTCATGGAAGGCACACAACGTTCTACCAGTATCCTGGCAGCCTGCACATCTCCCGATTTAGCAGCTTCCGCTAGCACCTCAATAACATCTGGTAGATGCTCCCCGATTTGGCTTCTTAACTGTGCCATTGTCTTCTGACTTTTACGAGGTCTTCCTCGTGGGTTGCCAGATTGTCCTTGTTTCCAGGGCATTAAAATATCTCCGGTGGTTACCCATTGGGAGCAGTATTGTATCATGGCTTAAAAAAATTAAAAAAAATTCCAGAAAAATAGAGGATTCGTGCGTCCTTACTAAGACAGACCCCCGCGTATCATAATATTCTAATGTTCCTATACCTTAATTGATTTATATAGGTTAATGCTTATGCACTTAGAAGAATTCACATTTAGAAATTCTATAAATGAGAATCATTAAAACTTTTTAACTTACTAAATAAGGAAATGCTAATATGAATGATAAGCCCATGAAGCTCCACACTCAGAAAGGTAAGCGTCGGCTTTGGTTAGAAGAGCAGAAGTACGGCTTGCCAGGTTTCAAACCCGGTTCACGATTCAACGTAGTGTACAACGAAGAGTCAGTCGAGATCAAAGCTGATCCGAATGGTACCAACACTGTGTTCACGAGAGTCAAGAAAGCCTCGAAGCGAATTCCACAAGATCGTAAGTTCTCGATAGTTGGCATTCACAATTCTCGTCTCAAAGAGTTGTTTGGTGATACTGAAAATGGCGTAGATACTCCACTGTCATACGAAATGTCAGAAGGGTATATCAAGATCATGGTGGCATCATGACTGGCGCTGAAATTGGCATCTGCATGATATCGTTTTTACTCCTTGCTGGCGTCTTCGTGATGTTACTAACGAAGTACTAGATTAACTGATAAGGAATTCGGGGCCCTTCGGGGTCCTTTTTTTTCATCAGAAAATGGCCATTGCTGTTTTCACCAAGTATATCATTATATGCTTATATTCTAAGATGCTTTAGCTGGACGTGGGGCGAGATAATCTCAAGATTCTCAGAGTTTCTGCGCATGTGCACGAGCATCTTGATTAAAACAGATGCTCAGATAAGATAAAGTGTTGATAATATTATGATCTTGTGATATTCCAGCGCCATTGTTATTCATGATTATCTATCTGATACTTAATCTAAGTTATAATCCTTAAAACTAAGATTGGAGATACATTTTTATTAACTATACTGAGGCATTATATGGATCAACAATTAAACGCTATGTGGAATGAGTGTTTAGCAACGGATGATTGGAGCAGTTTCAGTCGGACCTTGCAAATTGAGCATGAGTGGGATGAGCTGAGCAACGAGCTACAGTCCGATTATAAGGACT